TTAAAAGTGGTAGATGGGTAGATTTTACAAAATTAGTTGTCTGCACTTCCGCCTTTTATGATTTTTAATAAATCATTTCTGTCAAATACAGTTGCTTGAACTGATTCTTCTGAATTACCTTTATCACTAAATTTATCTATTCTTGCCTTTTTAAGCATAAGATCTATTTGTTGTAGTTTTGATTTTGTTTTGGCGTCACTGGCATCTAAGGCTATTTTTAACATGTTACTTGCTTCTGCAAACACTTTACCAGCCGCCATATCACTTACATTCATACCTAAACTCATTAGTTGTTCGTAACTGTTTATAGCCTTTTTGGCTATGTCGTTCATTTCTACTTCATGATCTTCTAGACCTTTTATTTCCTTAAAGGCCGCATTTATTTTTTCACTGACAGTTAAAGCATTTTGAGTTTCTTCAATAATCTCTTTGCTTTCTTCTTGTGTTGGAGTTTCTTCTTTAGCCTCTTCTATAGAAGGCAGATTAAACTCTTCTTCTAGTTTCTTTGTCATAACAGTATTTATTACTTACGTTTTCTAGCAACACGTTGTTTAGGCTTACGTGGTTTGTTATTTCTGAAAATTTGGTCTTCGTTTATTACTTTAAAACGAATTCCTTTACGTTGACACCACTCCTGAGCCGCTGTCCATTTTGCGGCATTTATGGCAGTTTGTATTTTTTGTCCTTGTGTTCTAGCATTTTCCAATGTAGTTTGATTGCTAGGTTTTATTTCTATTAGCTCAACATGTTCTGCACCATCTTTGTCTGTATATTGTATCATAAAATCAGGAACATAATTATGATACTTTCCATCCATTGGACTTCTGTAGGGTATCTTTACATTTTCACTTGCCCATTTATGAATATTTGGATGAGTATCACACATTCTCATAAATGCTAACTCCCAACTGCTTCTAAACATAGGAAGTTTATCCCCTATAAATTTTTGGGGATTTTGAGGTTCATAATTACCTGATGCAAATTTCGTTGGCATACTACTATTTATGGTTGTATGAGTGAAGAAATTTTACTACGAGAGTTTAAAATTGGTTGTTTAAGATCTATTTTATTTCCTGCAGGTCTAAAAGAATTTATGGCCGCATAAGCATCTACTGATAATTTTAATGAATTTTCATTCATTTCAAAATATTCTGTTGGATGTAAATTTTGTACTTCAGCAACTTTAATAAGAACTCTTGCCATTGCCCTAGCATTTGCTTTTTTAAATCCAATACCTATTAGTTTGGTTTCTATTACAGAAAGTGTACTAGCATCTATAGGTGCATCTTTAGGTGCGGCAATTTCTGCCAAAATTTCTGAACTTGCTTCTGGAAGGGGGAATTTAATACTTGCATTATCTATATAAGCAACAAGTGTGTCTTGTACTATTTTGTAAGATACTTCATTACCAAAAGTGTTGTACATAGAAGTAGACATTATCCTTCACTCCCACTATCTTCAGGTTTTTCAGGTGCATCTTTTACACCTTTCATTCTTTTTTCTATAGCATCACCAGTAATTTGTATGGCATAATTTTTTACTGCATCACCTACATCATTACCAGTAAGTTTTGCCATAATGGCAGTAGATAAAAATCCTTTTCCAATACCTTCACTTGGATCTCCAGAAAATGGTGTGTCTATTGCTTCATATGTTCCTTTAGTTGGTATAGTTCCACCTTCTTGCTTTGCTGTTTCATCAGTACTTTCTGTATTACTAGCACTATCATTATCACCACCGCCTGGTGCATTTTGAGGTTGTGCTGTTCTACCCCTTGAGCCATAGTTATTATCATGCTCGCCTAAGAATTGCATATCTATTGGATCGCTTACAATACCTAATGGTTTAACAAGTACTTCATCATTTTGGAATCTTAGTCCATTTACATTTTCAAATCTATCTAAATCAACTGCTGTAAGTTCAAAGTTAGCAAGATCGTAAGTAGTAAAGTTTTCATAGTCAATATTCATTGTGAATTCAACTGCTTCATTACTGCTATAATCTATATCACCAAATGCAAAATTGTTTATAATAGGATTTGTTAAACTGTATTGAACACCTCTTTTACCATGATACATTATAATATCTATTCTTTCAAAGAACTGTTTATCACGTTGTAAGTTTAATCCTGCCTCGCCACTTTTAAAACTTGTACCAGTAAAATCTCCATTCTCGAATCCAGGAGGTGTAAACATTTTGATATCTCTATCATTAGCATCGTTTTTATTTCTTGGATTCATAAATAGATAAGAAAAATATCTCATCAATAATTGTAGCCACTCATTATTTAAAGTATCAAATACAGTAACATCAACAGGATTGTACTCAACACCTGTTGTTACAATACGTCTTTTATTATACTGATTTCTAACTTGGTTTTTAAAGTTGACTTGTGGAAGAGTTGCTCTTCTAACTAAACTTGTAATATTAGTTTTATATGTTGATTGATTTAAATCTAGAAATGACGCCAAGTCTCTATTAAAAACAAAGTTCACGTATCCTTCAAATTTGACACGTGGTGGGTTGACGTCAGGTCTAAATCTGTAATTATTTCGAAAGTCTCTGGCGTAGAACTTACTCTTAGAATTTTTTCCTAAAAACTTGAGAAATTCCATGCCAGATTACCTTTCATGTAAACGTTATACGCCTATTGTAGAGCCAGTTTCAACTGATTCTGGGAATGGGTTTCCTGCTACTGTTCTACCGTTGATATCGTTATCACCTTCATAGTGTGTTGCGTTATCATAACGTACCTGCATAGTAACTGTTACTTGCTCGTTTGTAGCATAGTCACCATCACTGTAGTCGACGTTTGTTAGGAAACATCCTTCAAGGAACCAAACCTCAGTAGCACCTGCGTTTACACCATCTAATACTTCAATTTGCATGTCAAATTTATAATCTGAACCTGCGGCTGGAGTAGTTTGTTGGAAATGGTTCAACTGTCTTTGGATCTGTGAACCAACTGCTTTGGCTACTTGGTTAGTTATATCGTCCCTTACTGTTACAGTAATTTGTTCCCAAGCATGTTTACCTTGAAGGTAACTTCTTGAGTTATAACTATCAATAATTATTTCTTCGTAAGTAATTTTAGGTCTAGTAACGTTTTGCACGTTTTGAGTCAATATTTTTGCCTCTGGATTACCACCAAAGTTGTTTAAAAAACTAACTCTAAATCTATACTTTAGTTTCGGCATTAAAATACCGGAACCAGTAGCACCCGTTACCGGAACTCCAAACTTACTCTTGGTTTCGTTTGTTGCACTTGATACTGCCATATTGTTCTCCTAGAACTAAATTATATGCAAATATTTATCTTTTCTGCTCAAAAATAATAAACAACTGCTTTAATTATAGCACAAAAAAAGGGCAATAAAATGCCCTTTCTTTTAGTTAAAGTAGTGTTAAACTGCTTCTTTTATTCTGTTTACAGCAATATCTGAAGCCTCTGGGAATACTTCTGTAAATCCCCAACCAGCAACCTGAAAATAAAAAGTGCCTTCATCAGTAACTTCAGCAATAATATCTCCAACTGACAGTGAATGCATATCTCTGTATGTAATTACTTCACCATCTTTTCTAGTAACAGTTTTCATATTGTAACCAAACACATGGTTGTCAAAAACAATATCTTCTTCTGTATCTTCATCGTAGTAGCAACCATTTAATATTTTAAATACTTCCTCTTTATCCTGAACTAGATATGTGTTGTCAGGTGCATCAGCACTATTGTCATGTGACCCTGTTACAAGTCCACCATTTTCTTTTACACTACAAACTTTAGTATAAAAAGCAAAATCTTCAGGCTTAAAATCGCCTCTGTTACCCATTGTGTTTCTCATATGAGCCTCATATATAGGGTACTTCTCTTCTCCGCCAAGATGTCCTCTGTCATTACTGTTGACATAGTCTACAACTTCTCTTGGGATTTGTATTTGATAAATGTCGTATTGCATAAAAACTCCTACCTTTTTATTTAAACTATACATTTATTATAGCAAATATCCTGTTTTTGTCAAGTCCTTTAACAACATTTTATAAATATTTTTTGTAACATTATGTTACAAACACACATACACACAGGAGAAAAAAATGTCAGAACATAATAAATCTGGGTTCGAAATCAGAGCCATGCTACTTTCACAAGCTCAAGGTATCCTAATGGATAACTATGATAGAATGAAAGATTCAATTTATATGCATAATGAAGTATTTCCAAACGAAAGGAAAGAACTTCCTGCTGTAGAAATATCTGCACAAGATATTATAGCAACTGCAAAAGAATTAAACTCTTTCGTGGTCGAAAAGTGATAAATATTTTATACGTTCATCCTATCAATAGGACGGAAGTAGACCTGAAAACCTCCACACGAGTGGGTTAGCAAGTACCGAAAGGGAACGAGACCGAAAGTCGAAGGAACGCATTTTCTTTTAACGTAATAATTAGAGGAGGATGGTATGATCTACAGAGGTAGCAAGGTAACTCCAGATTCACAGATTAAATCTGCAAAGCCTTTCACAGGCGGAATCTATCGCGGAGTTAAATATAATAGCAAACCAGCATCTAGTAGACCTAGCACACACGGCATCTATCGTGGAACCAAATGGTCAAACTAGAGTTTTAAAACAAAAAAAAGGGCAGTTTAAACTGCCCTTTTTCATCTAAGTAATTAAACTTATGCTGTTGAACCCAAAGTGTTCTGGATTCTGATCGGAATGTAAATAAACTCTACTGATTTCACTGGTTGTACAGCGATGTCAATGTATAGTTCGTTTCTATCGATTCTAGCCGCTGTGTTATTTGTTGTATCACAAACTGTGACAAAATCAAATAGTCCACGTTGTTGTACTAACTGAGCTAGTAATCTATCTACAACCGTTTTAGCATTTGCTCTTGTAACTTCATCATTTGGTTCAAACAAGAATGGTTTT